ATTAGAAGCTAAGATAATAGTCCACAATGGCAAGATTGTGGAGATCCGCCACAAGGACTTCGAAGGAATAATTCGAGGATAAATCGGGAGCATAGATAACACAATTTAATAAATAAATAAATTAATCAAGCTACCCGACAACGGGCGTTTGAATGGTTATTTTTTTTAAGATAGCTGTTCGATCGCCCGTTTTTTTTGTTTTAAAGAGCCCCCGCGGCGATGAGTGGGGGTTAATAAATGGCAACAGCGACTAAAAAACGCAAAACGCAAAACACAAGACGCAAGACGCAAGCCGGGCCGAGTATCAGCGCCAAGTGGCGATCACTCTTGTGCTGTTTGCCAGGTTATGACCCGTTCTGTCAGGCGGATGATTGTTGGTTCGACGCGGATATTGCGCAGAATTACATCGAATTTATCGAGGAATGCTGCACGCATGTCGAGGGCGACTTGGCGGGCGAGCTTTTTATCCTTGAGCGGTGGGAAAAAGCGATTGTCGCCAACCTTTTCGGCTGGCAGAAAATTGACGCCTACGGCCGGCAGGTGCGGCGGTTTCGTTTCGTTTTTATTTATGTTCCGAGAAAAAACGGGAAGACCCCCTTAGTCGCGGCAATTGTTAATGCAATATTTTTTCTTGATGACGAGTATCAGCAGAAAAATTTTTGTGCCGCTGCGAATACGGAACAAGCGGATGAATTGTTTAATCATATTTCCGGCATGATAAAAAACGAGACCAACATGGAGTCGCGATGCAGGGAATATAGTTCATTTAAGACTATCATTAAGCTGGAAGATCAATCTAAAATTAAAGTCATTTCATCGGCACCCAACACCAAACATGGCAAGAATCCCCATGTAATCGCTGTTGATGAGCTTCATGCCCAGCCTAACAGGAGGCTTATGGATGTCTTTCAAAGCTCATTCGTATCGAAAAACCGCAAGCAACCCTTGTTTTTTATGATCACAACGGCAGATATCAAAGGGAATAGTGTATGTAATGAAAAATATGAAAGAGCAAAAAATGTCAGGGACAATAAAGGGGACAAAAATAAGATAGGTTACGACCCTGAATTTCTGCCGGTGATCTACGAGGCGTTGCCGGAAGATGACTGGACGAAACCACGGACGTGGCGAAAGGCGAATCCTAATTTAAATGTGAGCGTCTCTCTCGATTTTATGAAGACCGAGTGCAAGCGGGCGCAGGAGACGCCTACTTACGAGAACACATTTAAAAGGCTTCATTTGAATATCCAGACCGAGCAGGACGTCCTCTGGCTCCCTTCGGAGTTGTGGGACAGTTGCGATTTCGCGGTCGATGAAGATGCACTAATAGGCAAGCCGTGCTATGCGGCATTCGACTTGGCGACGAATACGGACATCGCCGGATATGGGTTACTATTTAAGCCAATTATAGATGGTGGAAAGTGGCAGATATTGTCGCGGTTCTATATCCCAAAAGACAACGCCGAGAAGCGTGAGGACCGCGACCGGGTCCCTTATATAACCTGGGCCCGGGAGGGGCTGATCACACTGACCGAGGGTAATGTAATCGACTATGCCACGATCCGGGCGGATTTCTGGGCCGATGCGGAGCGGTTCGATATAATCGAGATCGCTTTCGACCGTTTGGGTTTTGAGGCTGAGAGGCAGCGGTTCATAAAGGAGGGCATCCCGGAGGACAAGTTCGTCTCGTTCGGGCAGGGATATTTTTCAATGTCGAAACCGAGTAAGGAATTGGAGAAAATGTTATTAGCCAAAGAACTGGCGCACGGCGGCCACCCGGTACTCAAGTGGATGGCGGGCAACGTTACAGTAGAAATGGATGGCCCGGAAAATATTAAACCGTCGAAGAAAAAATCAAAGGAAAAAATCGATGGGATTATCATGCTGGTTATGAACATTGGCCGGGCGATGGTGACGGCCGGGCCGGTCGAATCGGTCTACGAGAAACGGGGAATTATTACAATTTAGAAATAAATCATAATTAAGAAATATAAGTGAGCTTATGAATTCGACGGTGAGACTTATTGGATTAACGATGGTTGGGATTGCGGCCGGGACGATGCTGTGGGATTTGGGAACGGGCCTTTGCATAGGCGTGTTTGTAGTTGGCGCCGGCCTGATAGTCGATTCACTTAGGAAATAAGTCATGGGTGCTATTTGCACATTATTAAACAAGTCCGTATCGAAGCGGTTTACATTGAGAAATCCCCCCCAGTGGTTCGTCAACTGGGTCGGCGGCGGTGAGACTTCATCCGGCGTGACGGTTTCCGCCCAATCGGCCCTGAAATACACACCGTTCTGGGCGGGGGTCAGGATTATATCGAGTACAGTAGGCGCGCTTCCGTTCAAAGTATACCGGAGACTTGAGAAAAACGCCGGTAAGGAGTCGGTTTCGGACCATCGCGTCTATTCGCTGCTGCATGACCGCCCGAATCCGTATATGGATGCCCTTACTTTCCTGGAGACCCGCCAGGCGCACGTCCTGACATACGGTAACGGTTACGCGGAGATCCAGAGGGACGGGGCCGGCCGGCCGGTCGCTTTATGGCCCCTGCTGCCGGACCGGACGGCCCGCAAAATCAAAGACGGTGTTCCGTATTACGAGGTCCAGATGCCGACCGGTGGCTCGGTACGACTGCCCGATTACAACGTACTGCATGTCAAGGGACTGGGATTCGACGGCTATACCGGCTACGATGTAGTCACCTATCAAAAAGAGGCGATCGCTTATGGGATAGCGGTCAAGGAATACGGGGCCCGGTTCTTTAGCGGGGACGGCAGTCCGGGCGGTGTTCTGGAGCACCCGAAACAATTAACCGATACGGCGAGAAAGCACCTGGAGGAATCATGGAGCGAGAAGCATACGGGTCTGAATCAGGCGCATCGAATGGCGGTCCTTGAGGAGGGCATGCAGTGGAAACAGCAGGGTATCGATCCGAAGCAGGCCCAGGCTCTGGAGGTACAGAAGTATGCGGTTGACGACTGCTCGCGGATATTCCAGATCCCGCCGCACATGTTAGGCTCGATGGACCGGGCGACATTCAATAATATCGAGGAGCAGAACTTAAAGTTCCTCACAATGACGATGCTGTACTGGTTCAAAAAATGGGAGATGGAGTGCAATTATAAACTATTCATGCCATCCGAGCAGAGCAGGTTGTTTGCCGAATTTCTGACCGATGCACTACTGCGAGGCAGTACCAAGGACCGTTACGCGGCGTACAATACCGGCAGGAATGGTGGATGGCTATGCGTCGATGAGATCCGCGAGAAGGAGAATATGAATCCCCTGCCGGACGGTAAGGGTCAGATATTCCTTGAGCCTTTGAATATGAAGCCGGCGGGCACAGAGGATCCGGCGCCCGATGATATTTCCAACGGCGATAACGGTGATGATGCTGTTCGCGGGGCGCATTGCGACATGATAGCATCGGCCTGGCAGCGGGTAATTACAAAGCAGAACAATACGGGCAGTAACCAGGGCGATTACGCGGAGAAAATACTTATCGAGCCGGTTAATTCGTGGGCGGCTGTCCGGGGTGTCTCATCGGAAAGAGCATTAGTAATCCTTAAAAAACTTATTGCGGACAATACGAATAAGGATTTGAAATACGAAATTCCAGAAAGACTCGCAAACCTAATTATGAAGGAAATAGGAGAAAATCATGCCTGACACAATACAAACAAAAACAATCGACGAAAGCCAGTATCCGACCGCCAATGCGGGGACAATCGAGCGGCGTATTTTGTCGGTCGATAATATAGAGATGCGAGTGACCGACGATGACAAGCCGAGGATCACCGGTTATGCCGCGAAGTTCGGGATTTTCACTGATCTGGGTTGGTTCCGGGAGAAAATCAAAAAAGGAGCATTTGATGAAGCCCTTAAAACTTCCGACGTCAGGTGCCTGAAGAACCACGATCCCAACTTGATTCTCGGCAGGACTACAAGCGAAACATTAAGACTGGAATCGAATTCTGTCGGTTTGAAATTCGATAACGACATGCCGGATACGACTACCGGTAAAGATACGCGCGAGGAGATCCGCAGGGGCGATATCTCCGGATGCAGTTTTTCCTTTACCGTAGAAGAAGAGGATTGGAAACATTTCAAAGACAAACCTTCCGACCGGACGATTGTCAAGGTCGGCAGATTGTTCGACGTCGGGCCTGTGACGTACCCGGCTTACCCGGACACGACGGTGGCTGCACGGTCGTTGGAGGAGAATAAAAAACAGAATACAGAAAACGGGGACCAGAATCCGGAAGAATTGCGTGCCAAAAAGTATAATTGCGAATGTATCGAATGCGGTCACACATTAAAGACAGATAAGCATTGCAAGGATATTAAATGCTCAGAGTGTGGCGGCAAAATGAGAAGAAAAGAACGGCCTGGGCCGGGACAAAAAAGTCAGGATACCGAAGGAAACGAAGACCGGGCGGACGATAATGTACCCGCCCCGGTGGAGACAGTGGAGGCGGAAGAGACCGAAGAATCGAAGAAAATAAAGCGCGATCGGCAGCTTGATATCCAAAGGAAACGCCGGGAACTCGATTGCATACATAAAAGAGTAACCGATCAGATTGATGAAATTGAAAAAGAATAAAAC